TGCCTGTCAGCATCCAATGAGGCAACGATGACAGATAGCCCTATGCATACGATTCTTGATGACCTTGTTAATCCCTTTGAATTCCTAGCGGACATGGAGGAGCAGTAATGGAAATTAAATTATGTCAATATGAAGTATTAGAGGCGATAGAGGAATACGTCAAAAAGAAATATGGTTTTGATCTAGATTGTTATAATCAGCTAGAAGAGTATCCAACAATATCACATCTTAAGCGTATTTATGCCCCAAAGAAGCACAAAAATGGTAAGGTAATGAAGCATCCAGACTACGGATATGTGCTTAGTGAAGTTGTGAAGACTGAACAAAAGTATATTTCCTTTGGTGAAGATTGTGATTTTAGTTTTTACATAACAGGAGAGTAGTATTTATTTAATGAATAATGGGTATAACTTTGAATGATTGAGGTTATGCCCTAATTCATGGTATACTATACTTATGTATTAAAGGAAAATATTTAATATATAATTATAGTATTAACCAAACGATCCTTAAGTTATACATAAGGGTCATTCACTAAGCTAGAAAAAAGAGGAAGTAACTATGGCAGTATTAGAAGGTTTGTTAGCGTTTGAAAATCTTGATGAGCATGAAATGTATCAAGGTCAATCAACAGGTAAATTCTCTGTTGTGTTGTCACTAGATGATGAGACAGCAGGAGACCTGTCAGCTAAGGGTGTTAAGATGCGAGAGTATGAAGGTGTCAAACAGCGCAAGTTCAGCACTAAGTACGATGTGCCTGTCTTGGACGCTGAGGGTTCACCCTTTAAAGGTCGCATAGGTCGAGGGTCTAAGGTGCGAGTGTTGTATGCTGAGGGTCAGGAACATCCTGTACATGGTGTCTCAACCTACCTTAATAAGATCAAGGTCTTAGAGGTAGCGGAAGATACTAGTGGAGGGGAGTTTTAGTAGTGTCGTCTACCTTTGTTAAACATGAGCCATGCCCTTCGTGTGGCTCTAAGAACAACCTAGCAAGGTACTCCGATGGTCACGCCGTTTGTTTTACAGGCGGTTGTGACCACTACGAGAGAGGTACGGGTCAGGTTGTAAACGTAACACCAAGTATAACGAGGCGATTAGAGATGACAGGAGTAGTAGCGGCAATCCCTGACAGGCGTATCAGCCAAGCCATAGCACAAAAGTATGGCGTAACGGTTGAGTACAATGCTCAGGGGCAAATTGTCAAGCATCATTATCCATACCACGATAAGGACTCAGGTACACCTACGGGCACTAAGGTTCGCATTGTGGACAACAAGAGTTTTTATGCAACAGGGGAGTTCGGCAATGTTGGGTTGTTCGGTCAACAAGCTTTCAAGGGTGGCGGTAAGTACATTACGATCACAGAGGGCGAGGCAGACGCACTTGCCGTTCACGAAATGTTCGACGGGAAATGGCCCGTTGTCTCCATTAGAAGTGGCGCAAGCGGAGCATCAAAGGACATTAAAGAAAACCTTGAGTGGTTAGAATCCTTTGAGAACGTAGTCATTTGTTTTGACAATGACAAGGCAGGACAGGAGGCATCCAAAGCTGTACTTGATTTATTCACCCCCAACAAGGCCAAGAATGTCACCTTGCCTATGAAGGATGCAGGGGAGATGCTCAAGGCTAACAAGGTCACTGGTTTTGTTAAGGAGTGGTGGAACGCTAAGACATATCAACCCGACGGTATTGTGTCAGGCAGTGACACTTGGGACATGATCATGGAACAGGCCGATGTTAAGTCTATCCTGTATCCTTGGAATTGTCTCAATGAGATGACCCACGGTTTCCGCAGGAAGGAACTAGTCACTATTACGTCAGGCTCAGGCATGGGTAAGTCTCAGATTGTCAGAGAACTTGAGCATTATCTTTTGGGTGCTACGGACGACAACATTGGCGTTCTAGCATTAGAGGAGGACATACCTAAGACGGCGTTAGGCATCATGTCCATAGAGGCCAACAAGCAGTTGCACCTAGACAAGACTATCAGCAAGGAAGAGAAGAAGGGCTACTGGGACAGGACGCTAGGCACAGGACGTATCTTTCTGTTTGATCACTGGGGTTCGACTAGCGAGGACAATCTGTTAGGCCGCATACGTTACATGGCTAAGGGCTTGGACTGCAAGTGGATCATCCTTGACCACCTGAGTATCGTGGTCAGTGATCAGGACAACGGTGACGAGCGTAAGGCTATTGATAGTATTATGACTAACCTTAGAAAGCTAGTACAGGAGACAGGTGTAGGGCTATTCCTAGTATCACACCTGCGTAGACCTAGCGGATCAAAGGCACATGAAGATGGTGGTAGGATAAGCTTGGGAGAACTCAGAGGTTCAGCGGCAATCGCGCAACTTAGCGACATTGTTATTGGACTTGAACGAGATCAACAACACGCTGACCCTGAGACACGGAACACTACAACAGTTCGTGTACTTAAGAACAGATTTGTTGGACTCACTGGCCCTGCTTGCTACCTTTATTATGACAAGGACTCAGGAAGGATGGTGGAGACAAGCTGTCCAATGGGCGATGAATCGGAGTTTTAATGAAACAGTTTGTACTTGACATTGAAGCCAATGGGCTTGACCCTGATACCGTGTGGTGTATTGTTGTGCGACAGCTAGGACACGATGATTCCCTTGCTTGGTCAGGAGATAGATCACCTGAATTTATAACTTGGTTACAACTACAGGACGAGTGCGAACTAATTGGTCACAACCTTATAGGGTATGACATACCTGTACTGGAGAAACTGCTAGCGGCAGACTTTAGCAAGTGTAAAATAACTGACACACTGGTAATGTCCCGACTAGCTAATCCATCAAGAGAGGGTGGTCATTCCTTAGATAACTGGGGTACTGTACTTAATTGCCCTAAAGGAGATCATAATGTTTGGGATGTTTTTTCGTATGATATGTTGGAGTATTGTATACAGGATGTTAAAGTTAATACGTTGGTGTACCAGAGATTACTTCTTGAACTTAAGGATTTTAAGCCTGAAAGTGTTGATCTTGAGCATCAAGTACAGGGTGTTATTTCAAAGCAAATTAAAACAGGTTGGCTTTTAGACCAAGAGAAAGCTTATCATTTACTGGCTACACTAAAGGAGAAGAAGAATGACCTTGAAGACGAAGTGCATCAGGTTTTCACACCGTTACCGACATTTGTCAAACAGATTACACCCAAGATTAAGAAGGACGGTACGCTCTCTGTTGTTGGGCTTAAGTTCCTTGGTGAACAATGGGAAACAGCAGTAGCACCCTTTAGCCGCATAGATTTTCCTGTGTTTAATCTAGGGTCACGACAACAGATAGGTAGACACCTTCAGTATTATGGGTGGAAACCTAAGCAATTCACTGAGACAGGACAGGCCATCGTTGATGAGGCAGTGCTAGGTACAGTGAAGGGCATACCACAGGCCGCTTTGATAGCTGAGTATCTTATGATACAGAAGCGTGTGGCTCAGGTACAGAGTTGGCTAGAGGCTGTTAAGGAGGACGGTAGAGTACACGGGTACGTTAATTCTAACGGTGCAGTGACGGGCCGCATGACACATTCTAGTCCCAACATGGGTCAAGTACCTGCGGTTTACTCACCGTACGGTAAGGAGTGCAGGGACGTATGGACAGTACCGGAAGGTTACAAACTTGTAGGTATGGACGCAAGTGGTCTTGAGTTACGGATGCTTGCACATTACATGAACGACGAGGGCTATACAAATGAAATTCTCACAGGAGATATTCACACGGCAAATCAGTTGGCTAGCGGCCTTGAAACTAGAGATCAAGCAAAGACTTTCATATACGCTTTCCTTTATGGAGCAGGAGATTCCAAAATCGGAAGTATCGTTGGAGGAACTAGACAGGATGGTAAACGTCTTAAGGAAAAGTTCCTTAGAAATACGCCATCTCTTGGAAAGTTACGAGAACGAGTTAGCTTGGCGGCAGGAAGAGGTTATGTTTATGGCTTGGATGGAAGAAGGGTCTATGTACGGTCAGAACACGCGGCTCTAAATACGCTGTTGCAATCAGCAGGTGCTATCGTAATGAAAAAAGCGTTGTGCTTACTTAACGAATATGCTATACTATGGGGTATAGACTATAACTTTATAGGAAACATACACGATGAAATCCAGACAGAGGTCAGAGAAGAGAAAGCAAAGGTTTTCGGAGGACTCGCTACTAGCTGTGTCGAAGCCGCAGGAATTCACTACAAACTCAACTGCCCCCTTGCAGGGGAGTTTAAAGTTGGAAATAGTTGGGCAGACACGCATTAATCCTAAAACTAATAAGCCTTGGTATTACAAAGATAATCCAGACGCTGTTAAGGCTCGCGATGCAAAACGTATGTGGGTTAACGGTAAGGAAATAAAGAAGACCCACCCTTTGTACAAAGCAGGGAGATACAAGGGGTTTGAGGAAGCGGCCTTTAGTTCCTTGGAAAACTATGAGGCGAACCCACAGGGAGAAGTTTACGTTATATATAACAAAGCTTGGCCTGAGTGGGTGAAGGTTGGGATGGCTGTAGATTCCAATGACAGGCTAAAGAATTATCAAACGTCCTCACCTTTTAGGGACTACGCTTTACTGTACTCCTATGAAGTAAACGATAGGAGAGTTGCGGAATCTGCGGCACACGTAAGGTTAGCCAAAGAGTGTGACAACATTAATGAGTGGTTTAAGTTACCCCACGCTGTAGCTAATGAACTAATACTGGAAGTGATCCATGAACACTAAAACAACGGATAACTTAGTGCAAGACATCTACGATCTAATGGTCAGTAAGGACGCTGATCCATCCGTAGACGTTGAGGCAGAGATAGACAAGTTTGGTGAGGGTGTTAAGGCTCTCATGCGTACAGAGTTTGGCAGGGAGAAGCGTAAGGATAATCGTAAGTTACGTCTGTCTAACATTGGGCGCACCGATAAGTACCTATGGAATCATGTCAATGGTACTGAGGGCGAGGATATCTTACCGCACACTTATGTGAAGTTTATGTACGGTCACTTGATTGAGGAGATGTTGTTGTTCCTTACTCGCATGGCAGGACATAGTGTAACTGACGAACAGAAGGTATGTAAAGTTGAAGGAATTGTGGGTCACATGGACTGCAAGATTGACGGTGTTGTTACTGATGTCAAGTCAGCAAGCAGTTATGGGTTTAAGAAGTTCAAGGATGGATCGCTTGCCTTTGACGATCCCTTTGGTTATATTGATCAGATCAAAGCCTACGCTCACTCAGAAGGAGACAGGAAGTTTGGATGGTTAGCTATGGACAAAGCCAACGGACACCTGACCTACCTCAAGTACGACTTGGATGATAAGGATGCTAGAGTTTACGATGCGCTGTCTCAGGATATAGCAGAGAGAGTACGTCATGTAAAAAAGCTAGTAAAGTCTTCAGAACCAGAGTTACTTTGTTACGAACCTTTGCCCGATGGCAAGTCAGGAAACTTAAAACTCTCCGTTGGTTGCTCCTACTGTCAATTCAAAAAACATTGCTACCCAGACTTAAGAGTATTCAATTATTCCTACGCTCCTAAGTTTCTATGTAAGGTGGTTAAGGAACCTAACGTACAGGAGATCATACTAGATGAAGAAGGTTTTTAGATCGGGACTTGAGTCCGCTCTTTATGATCAACTTAATAAAGAGTTTAAGTATGAGCCTTACAAGTTACCTTACATTATACGTAAGAACTATCTTCCAGACTTTGTACATGAAGACAAGAAGATACTGATTGAGGCCAAGGGTTACTTTAGAGTAGGGGACACACAGAAGTACACATCCATAAGAGATTCTATCGGAGATTGGGAGTTAGTATTTGTGTTGTCAGACCCTAACAAAAAAGTAAGGAAAGGTAGTAAAATGACAATGGGGCAGTGGTGTGACAAGGAAGGTTTAGCACACTTCACTGTAAAGACAACTAAAGAGTTACTGAAGTATGTGAGGAATAAAAATGTCACTAACACTTGAGGAATTAAAGGAAGAAGTAATAAGGGAGTATGATGTTGTTCTGTTGTGTGAAGTGTTGGACATAACCCCCGAAGATGTTTTGGAAGCTTTTGAAGATCGTTTAATTATTAATAGAGATAAATTCACAGAGGATACTGAAGATGAGACTTAATGATGCAACTCCTGCTGAGTGGGATAGGTTACGAAAGGAATACCCTGCTATTGAAAAAGCACCTAAGATTGACACGGCTATGAAAGCCTACCACGACATAGCGAACAGTGAACGTGAGGATGTAGTTAACAAACCTAAGCATTATAACACAGGAAACATTGAGTGTATTGAAGCTATAGAAGAGTCTATGTCCAGTGTTGCATTCAAAGGGTATCTCAAGGGCAACTGTATGAAGTACCTTTGGCGTTATGATTACAAAGGAAGACAGGTAGAGGACTTAAATAAAGCTAAGTGGTACTTAAACAAACTAACCATTATAGTTTCCAAGGAGAATAGTTAATGTTTATATCTTTTAGTCTTTTTAATGGAGGAAATTGGAAACGTGACGATAAGATGAGAGAAACATATCTACGACTTATTTCTGTAGGGGATGAGAACCCTAATGATATGTGTGCGAAGACAAGGGCTTTACTGGGCTTCTGTTATTATAGAGAGAAGAGCGTACCACCTAACGAACCTAAACTTTGGTGGAACGATTATTGGATTTTGTTTGAGTTTTTATGGTTTAAAAAAGAAATAGAAATCTATGGCAAAACCTTGCGAGAAGCTATTTATAATTATGTTACTTGGAAAAAGGAGAACAGTTAATGGATCAATATCAGCAGTTTATACATAAGTCTCGCTACGCACGTTGGATGCCTGAAGAGAAACGTAGAGAGACTTGGGAGGAGACAGTACAGCGTTATGTGGACTTCTGGGTCAACCGTGGACAGCTTGACAAGAAGACAGCCAAACGACTGTACAACGGAATACACAGCTTAAAAGTAATGCCGTCAATGCGATGTATGATGACAGCAGGGGAAGCATTAGACAAAGACAATGTAGCAGGGTTTAACTGCAGTTATTTGCACATAGACTCACCTCGTAGCTTTGATGAGTTGATGTATGTCCTTATGTGTGGTACAGGTGTAGGCTTCAGTGTTGAGCGTAACTTTATCAACAAGCTACCGATGGTTGCTGAGTCCTTCCATAAAACTGACAGTATGATTGTTGTCTCCGATAGTAAGATCGGTTGGGCTTCCGCATTCCGTGAGTTGATAGCTATGTTGTACGCAGGTAAAGTACCTCAATGGGATGTGAGCAAAGTGAGACCTGCCGGAGCAAGACTTAAGACATTCGGTGGTAGAGCAAGCGGCCCTGAGCCTTTGGTAGATTTGTTTAACTTCTGTATAGAGGTGTTTACCAAGGCCACAGGACGTAAGCTGACATCCATTGAGTGTCACGACATCTGCTGTAAGATAGCTGACATTGTAGTGGTGGGTGGTGTACGTAGGTCTGCTTTGATTAGCCTGTCTAACCTATCCGACCCACGTATGGCTAAGGCTAAGATGGGTGATTGGTGGCGCAGTGAAGGACACCGTAGACTCGCTAACAACAGCGTAGCGTACACAGAGAAGCCTGACTTTGAGTCCTTTCTGTCTGAGATGCAGAACATGTACGAGTCTAAAGCAGGTGAGCGTGGTATCTTTAGTAGAGTTGCGGCACAAAAGATAGCCGCTAGGAACGGACGTAGAGACCCTGAGCAGGACTTTGGTACTAACCCTTGCTCTGAGATTATCCTACGCAGTAATCAGTTCTGTAACCTGTCTGAGGTGGTTGTACGTGCTAATGATACCAAAGCTACCCTTAAGGAAAAAGTAGAACTAGCGGCTATTATAGGCACACTACAGGCTACTCTGACTGACTTCAGGTATCTACGTAAGTTGTGGCAGAGAAACACAGAGGAAGAGGCGTTACTTGGCTTAAGCTTGACAGGCATTATGGATCACAAGGTCTTAAGCAATGACATAACGTCAGCAAAGTGGTTGGAGGATTTAAAAGATGTGGCAATCAAAACTAATAAAGCTTGGGCAAAAAAGTTGGGAATCAATCAGTCAGTGGCTATTACGTGCGTTAAGCCTAGTGGTACTGTGTCTCAGTTGGTCGATAGCGCTAGTGGCATTCATCCTAGGTTTTCTAAGCATTACATTAGAAGAGTTCGTTCAGACGCGAAAGACCCGCTTGCACAGTTCATGTCAGCAGGAGGATTCCCTGTAGAGCAAGACATCATGTCCCCTGCATCCTTAGTCTATAGTTTCCCTGTCAAGTCACCAGAGACTAGTGTTACAGTCAAACAGGTGGGTGCAATGGAACAGCTTAAGTTATGGAAGGCTTATCAGAACCACTGGTGTGAACATAAGCCAAGCATCACTGTTTATTATACAGACGATGAGTTCTTGGAAGTAGCACAGTGGATTTGGAATAACTTTGACTTGTGCAGTGGGATTAGTTTGTTGCCAGTAAGTGATCATGTGTATCAGCAAGCTCCTTATGAAGACATCAGCGAGGATAAGTATCAGGAGTTAGTACAGCAGATGCCTGTGGGTGTTGATTGGAATGACCTTGAACATTTTGAACAAGAGGATAATACTACAGGTTCTCAAGAGTTAGCGTGTGTAGGCGGAGCATGTGAAATAGTGTAGAGTTGTAACTTGTTATAAAACTAAAGCCCTTTAGGTTTCCCTAGAGGGCTTTTTTTTATTCTTCTCTGCTAAGCATTCCAACACCTGCTCTAGGAAAAGATTTAATGACATCAACAGCTTGCATACCTGTCATAGGTATTTGTTGTTTTAACCCTCTCTGAGCCGATTGTTGAAGTCCTGTCTGACCTGCTAAAAACTTTTGGGCAGAGGGACTAGCCAAACCTTTAGCAGTTGCTACAGTCCCTATAATACCGCTCATACCTGCTCCTGCTCCTGCCATCCCTCCTCCTGTAGCTAAACCAGTAGCCCCTGTAGAAGTCCCTATAATACCTGAAGCCGCCATTTGATGAAACCACGTAGGAGTTTCTGGTGTTCTTAAACGAGATATGTCGTCTAACTCTTTCTTACTAGACTCAATAACATCAGTTAGTTCGTCTTCTCTCTTAAAGTTTCTTGCTATTCTTTCAGCAAATTCTGGATTATTACGTAAATTTCTTTCAAGACTAGCTGTTTGTTTTAATATAGCAGATTTCTCAGAGATTGCTTTGTTTCTAACTCTTTTTATTTCGTTTGTTCTTCTAACTGCTAACTTTTTAGAAAGAGCATTAGCACTAGTTACAACAGCTTCTTCTTGCTTTGCAGTTAAGGCGGCTATCTGCTCCGCTTCTGCTCTTAGCGGCCCTTCTCCTCTTCTGGCTTGTCTTGGAGAGTTGCTTTTAATTGATGTTATCCACTCATCAGGAGTAAACCTACCTTGTCTCCCTGCTTTTGTAGAAGCTTTAGTTACTGCATTTCTAAGAACAGATTGTGATGCCCAACCAGATAAATCAGCTTCAAAAGAAGCCAACCTCTTACCGCTTAATTGTTTTTTCATGTTCTCATCTATAACATTTTGTATTTCTCTATAGAGACCTTTTATTAAAACAGCTTGTCCACCTTCGTCAGACATTTTAGAAGCCGCCATACCAAAAGAGTTCCTAATTGCTGATAAATCTTCTCCTTTAACTCTACCTGTCTTAGGATTTCTTTTTGCAGATAAAGTTGATAAACCGTCTTCAAGCAAAGAGCGAACACTAGACTTTCCTGCTAATAAAGACAACGTAGTGTCCTCTGCTACTTTTTTTTCTATTTGAGTAAGTAACTCTTGTGGTTTTATCCTAAAAGAAATATCTTTAATAGACCTGAAGCCTTCTTTTTGCCAGAGTTTTTCAAGGCGATGCATAGCTACGTTAGGAGTAGGAGACTCTAACACGTTTGAAACGTCTAACTTCTTAATCCCAACAGGCAGTGAGCTTTCAAAAGCCGCTAAACGTAACATATCATTGTTATTTTCTACGTTTCTTTTTAACTGCTCTGTTTTACGAGAAATAATCTCTCCTTCTTTACCTAAGAATTTATCATACCTGCCACCAATAACTTCTTTAGATATTTCTTCTTGTGTTTTTACATCTGCTATTTTTATCTTACCTGTTTCTTTAATATCAGCCACTGCTCTATTTAACTGAGCAGACGCTTCAGCGCCTTCAGCTTTAGAAGCCCTAATAAAGTTTTTAAGTTCTTTCTTTCTTTCGGCTTGTTTTAAAGCTAAAGGAGCAACTATAACTTCCTCTTGTCCTCGTATAACTCCTTTACCACCAAAACTAGGGCCAACAACATCTCTGTAAAAAGACTGCAACAATGCTTCAGAAGGCTTATCTTTTTGAGCGGCTAACGTGATTGGAGTAAAAACACCGTCTGTTTCTAAAGGAGAGGCCACTTTACGTTTTAACAGCCAACCGCCTGATCCTATGATGCCCCCACCTATTGCTCCAAAACCTGCACCCTCAACAAATTTTGAAGGTATTTTTTCAACGCTTTCTGCGCTTCCTGCTCCATAGATACCACCTTCTGCCGCCCCTCTTGCCACTAACGATCCAAGAGTTGAAGCAGTTTTTATTTTAGCCACTGGACTAACAACAGCACCTGCTATTTCAGCACCTGCACTAACAACAGGTTGTCTTTTTTTAAAATTTTCAGCTACTTCATCATATTCAGCCCTGTTTCTGTCGTATGCTTGTTGATATGTTTCGTCACCAAAAGCACTTTCAGCAAGAGCAGTTATACCTACTCTATACTCATCATACCAACCAAGGGAAACACCTTGCATAAAAGCCATAGCAGTAGAAAAGTTATCAGTTTCTAACCATTCTCCGCTTTCTATTTGAACTTCTTGTTCTGTCTTGTCTGCGTCTTTTATATACTTAGCAAATCGGTTGTTATCATCAAGAGGTTTTACGTCTTGATCGACAGGAGTTTTATATTTATCAAAACGATTAACCATTATTTAAAACCTCTGTCAAGTTCATCAAGAATTTTGTTTGATCTTTTTAACCTTTCACGCATATCTAAATAATCTACGTTAAAAGCCGCATTAAATTCCTTTATAGTTTCATCAGACATATTTGATTCTAGTTCCGCTATAGCTCCTGAAGGAAATCCTGCAAAACTTTCTTCTAGCCTTTCTTTTTCTGAATATGAACTAAAACCTCTAGCGTCTCCATAAAGATCATACCAAGAATTCTCTAACATAGCGTCTTGTTTAGTTATTCTAGCTAGTTTAGCTATTCCTCTGGCATACCTAACAATTGCTTCGGGAGAAGCGTTAGCAGGAAGTTCACCCTTCATCACTAATGCAACATCTTTATCAGAAGCAGGGCCAATAGGTAAGTTTTTAACACCTCTTCCAACTCTAAGTCTGTCTGCGGCTAAATACATATCACTTAGTTTATCCTGCTTACCAAGTATCTCTTTTAAACCTTCTTCTATACTTTTATAAAAACCACTATTTACTTTATTTAACATTCCTTCATAAGAGTCAGCTAAATCGGTTGCCTTTCTTTCTGTTGCTCTTTCATTTGTTATTAAGTCACGATTACGCGCTGTTCTTTTTTTGTCAGCGTCAGACATTTCTCCATCTTCCGCTTTAGCAACTGGCGATCTTTGCAACACGATTTTAGGGTCTTGTGCGTCTCTCCAAACAAGTTCATTTTGATTTGTTTCAGAATTATATTCTTTTTGCGGTGTACCTGCTTTTGATGATGTTGGCCCTTCTATAAACTTTCCTGTACTAGGTATGTACACACTATTGCCTACCACTGCATAGTCTTTAGCTTCATTAGCTTCCTTAATAAAGTTTTTCATGTTTGCAGGAGTAATTAAACCCTGTAAGGCTAATGCACCATAACCTTTATTAGGATAGGTTTCATTCAAGTATTCTGCAAACTTCGCACGGCTTGTGTTCTTCGCATCTATCCCTGATTGTTTTTCATCTTTAAGCTCTTGTTTTTCTAAAATAGCATTTCTTCGTGCAATTGTCTCAGCGGCTCCTACTGGGTTTCCTGAAGACATTTGTAACTTAGCAAGCTGAGTTAAATCGTCAGGATTTTCAGGATTCATATTAGGAAGTAATTTTTCTAGTTGTTCCATAGGGTTGTCTGGAACTTCTCTTCCTGTTAGTTTAGCGAACAGCTTACCTACTGCCCTGCCGCCACCTCCGGCTTCTTGAGCAAGTCTTTGATTTCTTGTAAGAGGTTGAATTGGTTGCGTGGGAGTGCCTGTTAATAAACCCACTAAATCTCGATCTGCCATTATATTGTCCTATAAATAGTTTGTTATTAGGCTTTAGGCCCACCAGAACCGCCACTAGCTCCACCAGTAACTGCGCTTGTTATAGTACCAAGTAAATCATTCCAGAAACCGCTTCTAGCGTCATCCTTAGCCGCTAATCCTCCAAAGATACCGCCTACACGTTCCCCTGTCTTGGGGTTATAACCTGTTCCTAATGTTTGTCCAATGTAACCGCCTTCCTTATCAAACAAAGTTTTTAACATTGATTCAACATTTAAGGCCGCACCTGTTTCTCTACCGCTTTGTGCTAAGGATGCTGTAGGAGTAGCAGTTTTATACAACTCACTTAGTTGTTGCTGTGGCACATAACCTAGACCCATAAGACCGCTAGCTAAACCATAAGCTTGCTGTCTGTCTGCTTGAGACTGTCCATAAGCATTATAGAAAGCTTCGTTACGTGCTTGTTCTTGAGCTAAAGCTTGTGCAAACTGCTCTGGACTACCACCGTATTGAGAAGTCATTAAGCCTAATCTACCTTGACCCAATAGTCTATTTTCTAAAGCTAGGTTTTGACGTTCTTCCTCAGGCCGTTGTATAGCTCTTATTTGATCATATAAAGCCTGTTGTCTTTCAAGAGGATCACCGCCTAGCTCATCTAGGAAACTGCCTGACATACCAAACAAACGATCCTGCATGGCCTGTTGTTCTGGAGACAAGTTCATGTCGAACCCACCTTCAGCAGTACCTTGTACTCCGCCTAAGCTAGATGTAACACTAAAAGGAACAAATTGTGACTGCTCGTATCCTTGCTCACCTACGGCAGTACCACGAGCTAGCGTTTCATCTCTAAAGTCTGTTTTTCTTTTTATATCTCTTTTTAAGCTCTTATAAGCTTGACCTGATTCTAACAAGTCCGATAAAAAACCCATTAGTAACTCCCTCCGCTAATTGTTCCTGCTAAAGTACCCGCAATATTAGCGGCTGATAGTGTAGGGACTGTAACTGTCCCCGTAAATGTTGGCCCTGCTAGGTTTGCTTTAGTTGCAACAGCCGTAGCAATATCATTGAACTCATTGTTTATTTCCGAACCCTTCACAATCTTAGCCGCACTACCAGAAGGTAACGAATCCTTTTGTGCAAAGTCCGTGGTTTTTGTATAATTGCTCATTAAATAAGTCTCCCCAGTAATACGTTTATGTCAATTTTTTGTATGGAAAATTCTGATCCGCTAATGGTTGATTCTAAACCTACAGTAACTGTTGTTCCATGTCCTGAACCCTGTACGTTAGGTACTTGTATTTCTGTTCCTGCTGAGTATTCA